GAGGCAATCATCCAAACCCTGCGCGGGTTCATTGAGCGGGAAGGTATCGCCAAAGAATCGTTTGAGTGGCAGATGCTGTACGGCATCCGGCGCGATTTGCAGTCGTCGCTGCGGGCGGAAGGGTTCAACGTGCGGGTGTATATCCCCTACGGCGAGCAGTGGTATCCGTACTTCACCCGGCGGCTGGCGGAGCGCGCCGGCTCGTTCGAGGAATTCTTGGCCGACTTGCCCGCGCTGCTCGATCAGATGGACCCCAAGGCCCTGGTCGAATCGCTCGCCGAAGCCGCCTTTAAGGCGAGGGGGCTGGGCGAGGGCGAGAATCCGGCGCTGTCGGCTCGGAATCGAGCTGAACCGCCGGTCCAGGTCACCGTTCATGTTCCAGAGCCGCCCCCGCCCAACATCACCGTCACCGCGCCTCAAGTGACCGTCAACGTGCCCGAGCAAACCGCCCCCGCGCCCAACATCACCGTCAACGTCCCCGAGACACCGCCAGACCCCTTGGTCACGCAAGCTGCCGCCGACAACGCCGAAGCGGCGCGCATCAACCGCGCGCTGGCCGCCGAACGGCTGGCTTTTACCCGCGAGTCCATCAGCGCGCTGCGATCCAAGGACGGCGGCGATGCTTGATCCCGCGCTGCTGCTGTGGCTGCGGAAAAAGCTGCCGGAACTGTTGCGGCCGCTGCTGGATCGACTCGTCGAAGAACGGCTGAAAAGCCTTCCGAAAACCGCGCCTCAAACGGTTTATCTCGGCGGCGGCGGCGGATTCGGCGGGAGCGGTGGCGGCGTGACCGCGCACGGCGCCCTGACCGGATTGGATGCAGACGACCACGCGCATTATCACACCGACACGCGGGGCGACGCTCGCTACAGCCGGATCGACCACGCGCACGCCGGTATCTACGAGCCAGCAGACACCGGCATTCAAGGCCACATCGGCCGCACCGATAACCCGCACGGGACAACGGCCGGGCAAGTGGGCGCGTACACCATCGCGCAAGCGGATGCGCTGCTGGCGGGAAAGGCGGCCGGCACCCATGTTCATGTGTTGGCCAATATCACCGACCTTGCCTCACTAACTATCGGCTGGACCAATCTCACCGGCAAACCGAGCAGCTTTCCCCCATCCGCCCACGCCCACGCCATCGGTGATACGGCGGGCTTGCAAACCGCGCTCGACGGCAAACAGCCCCTCGACACCGATTTGGTCGGGTTAGCGGGCCTGACGACCACCGGGTTTGTCGTGCGCACGGCGGACGGCACGTTCGCGACGCGGACGCTGACGCCCAACGCGGGCGTTTCGATCAGCAACGGCAGCGGCGTGGCCGGCAACCCGGTGTTTCTGAACGGAGACACCGGCAGCGCTGCGGTAAACGCGCACGAGATCGCCCTCGACCCGCACGCCCAGTACCACACCGACGTCAGAGGCGACGCCCGGTATTTAAAGCTGTCGGGTGGAACGCTGTCTGGCGCGGTGACGTTCGGGACCAGCAACCCCAACCCCGCGTTGCGAATTCGCCATCTCAACGGCAAAGCGGCGTCGGCCGATACGGACGACACGCTTTACCTCAACTACAGCGCCCCCGGCAAAGGCGTGGTGGTGGGCGATACCGGCACGGATCACCCGTTGACGGCCTTCGGCGACATAACGGCCGGCGGTTACCTGCGGTCGAACCGCGCGTGGGACGGGTTTTACGGCGGCCTGCATCTGTCCGGGTTCAAGCCGTCGGTCACTTTGTGGGATTCAGATCAGAACAAAAAATGGTTGATCCACTGTGCGGCGGACAGTTTGTTTTTCTACCGGGCGACCACCGGAGCCGAAACCGCTGCCGATTGGGTTTCGAAAGTCTACATCACGTCGACGGGACAAATAGCGTGCGCGGCCTTGGCCGGGTCCGGAAACCGCGCGGTCTACTCCGACGCGGGCGGCGCGCTGACCAACAGCGCCTCGGACCGGCGGCTCAAGCGGGAGATCGCGCCCTCGCCCTACGGGCTGGCGGAGGTGCTGCGGCTGGAGCCGGTCTCGTTCCGGTGGAAAGACGCCCGGATGGGTGGCCAGCGCGAAATCGGCCTCATCGCCCAGGACGTGCGGGAGGTCGTCCCTGAAGTAGTTGGCCGTAACGCCGACGGGATGCAGTCGCTGGACTACGCGAAATTGGTGCCCGTCTTGGTGCGGGCGATCAAGGAACTCAACGAACGGTTGTCGAGGGCAAATTTGTGAGCAACAGAATCGATTATGACCCTATGTCCCCCTTTGGGCGGCGGCTGGCTGATCTGGCCGCGACTTTGGTCGACGCGAAGAACAAAGCGGCGAACTTGAAAGCCGCGCTCGACTCGATGGCGGCGGGTACAACCCCCACGTTCAACCGGATCGAAGTCGAGGTCGGCGACATGGCGGCCGGCACCGGCGAAACGCTCTACAACCTCGTCACCGATTTCAATCAGAAGCTGTCTGGCAATATTTTCGACGGCGTGTGGAAGCTGTATCGGGGTTGACGGTGGCCGAGCCTCGCGCCCCTGGCCCGCCCCCCGAGGACGCGCTGGAGTGGTTCCGCGCCAAGGGCCTCAAGATCGGCTTCGACTGGCGCGATGTCTGGCGCGAGGAGCACGCCGCCGCGTTCACGGTGGCGAAAATCATGCGGCTCGACCTGCTCGCCGACGTGCGCGCCGAAGTGGACCGGGCGCTGGCCGAGGGGCTGACCTTCCGCGACTTCCAAAAGCGCCTCGCGCCGATGCTCCAAGAGAAAGGCTGGTGGGGCGTCCAGGACATGGCCGACCCGCAAACGGGCGAAGTCCGCCAAGTGCAGCTCGGCAGCCCGCGCCGGCTGCGGGTGATCTACGACACCAACCTGCGCACCGCCCGCGCCGCCGGGCAGTGGGCGCGCATCCAGAAGACCCGAGAGGGCCTGCCGTACCTGCTCTACACCGTCGGCCCCAGCCGCGAGCACCGGCCGGAGCATCTGAGCTGGCACGGCACGCTGCTGCCGGTTGACGACCCGTGGTGGAAAACCCACTTCGTTCCCAACGGTTGGGGCTGCAAGTGCCGCATCCGCCAAGTCAGCCGCCGCGAATACGAGCGCTTGAAGGAAAGCGGCGTTCCGGCGCCGCCCTCGGCCGCCACCCAGGACATCGACCCGAAAACCGGCCTGCCCACCGGCCGGCGCGCGCGGGCCACCGTGCCGGTCATAACGACCGCCCCCAAGCTGTCGGCGGTCGAATGGACCAACCGGCGCACCGGCGAGGTGATGGAAGTCCCGCGCGGCATCGATCCGGGCTGGGACTACAATCCCGGCGAAGGCCGGCTTTCGCATTTGCAAAAGCTGCTGGCGGACAGAGAAAGGGGTCAAAACAAAACCGCGCCGAGGAAAGCGACCGTGGATTTGCAGGCGCTGCAAAACGAGCTTGAAGCGCTATACCGGCAATGCGAGATCAAAAAACCGGAATTTGATCGGCTGGTGGCTCGTTTTGCCGAGCAGACCGGCGGCGAGCCCGTGCTGGTCCCGCTGAAATCGCGCGAGCGCGCCTTGGAAAAAACCGTCACCGCTCTCGGCGGCCGGATTGCGGGCTTGACGGATATTCTGCGCGCGACGCTGCTGTTTGAAACGAAGGATGCGGCGGTGGCGGCCTTTGACAGCCTGCGCGCTCAAGTTCGACTCTTGCGCGAACGAAATCTTTACCGTGGCGACCTGTCGGTATCTGACGGCTACCGCGACGCAAAAATCGATTTTGATTTTGATGGCATTCCGGTTGAGTTACAATTCAATACTCGAAAGATGCTGGCGGCCAAAGTCAAAGCTCACGCGCTGTATGAAGAAAAGCGTAAATTATTGGCCGACAAGCGATCCGGAGCCCAGCTATCGGGCGAGCAAAAGCGCCGGTTGCGGGATGTGGACCGATTGATGCGCGCTTTATATCAGGAGGCGGACGATGTTTGAGGCAAAGTTGATCGATATTCCGCCAGACGCCTTGGCGAATCCCGACGTGGTGTTTTGGGATGTGGATTTTGTTCCCGTCGTTGATTTGATGGATGACGAGCGGGGGGTTGTCGCGCTCGATGATCCCGTTCGCGCGTTTCCTTGCGATGAAGCGTACCTGAAGGGTATCGAGCTGACGCGCGAGCAGTTCGCGCGGCGCTTCCCGCGCGTTGCCGAACGTTTTTTACGGCGGCCGGTCGCCGATCCGGCGCCGGCCTGACCGGAATTTCCCATCCCCGGCTTTCTCCGGCCGCCACAACCCCATTTAAAAGCCATTTAACTCGCCGATCTAGGCGTTTTCCGCGCGAGGGAATACCTCGGCTTAGGTCGGCGGCAACAACGTCTTAAAACGCCTCTGCGCGCTTCGCGTTCTCCCCGGTCAATTCAATTCTTTTTTCAAGCGCGCTGAATAGCGGCCCGCCACGGCGTTCCCGCACGCTGCACGGCATGACCGCGCCCGCCCTCCGCCTCAACTTTGCCCGCGCCCGCTGCGTCGCCCTCGACGGCGCGGCGTCCGAGTGGATCGAACTGATCCCCGCCGGCCCTGACGTGGCCGGCGCGGACGGGCGCGCGTGGACCAACGACGCGCCGGACGCCATCGTCGCGGCCTTCAACGCCCGCCATGTCCCGCTGGTGATCGATTGGGAGCACGCCACCGAGCACCGCGCGCCCAACGGGCTGGACGCGCCCGCCGCCGGGTGGGTCCACCGGGTGGAAGACCGGGGCGGCGCGATCTGGGGCCGCGTCGAGTGGACCGAGAAAGCCGCCGCGCAGATCGCCAACCGGGAATACCGCTTTCTCTCGCCGGTGTTCCTCTACGACAAGCGGACCCGCCGCATCGTCGCCCTGACCTCGGCCGGCCTCACCAACACCCCCAACCTCACCCTGACCGCCCTCAACCGCGAGGAATCGCCCGTGTCCCTATTGAACGCCCTGCGGGTCGCGCTGGATCTGTCCGGCGAACCCGACGAAGAGCAGTGCCTGAGCGCCGTCCGCGCGCTGAAAGCGGATCTCAGCACGGCCAGAAATCGCGCCCAAACCCCGCCGCCGGACAAATTCATCCCGCGCGCCGACTACGACGCCGCCTTGAACCGGGCCAGCAACGCCGAACAGAAGCTCCAGACCTTGGAAGCGGAAAAGCGCGACGCCCAAATCGGCGAGCTGATCGAAAAGGCGCTGGCCGAACGCAAGATCAGCCCGGCCACGAAAGACTATTACGCCGCGATGTGCAAAACCGACGGCGGGCTGGACGCTTTCAAAACCTTTGTCGATAAAGCGCCCGCGCTGCTGGGCGCGGAGTCCGGGCTGGAGAGCAAAAAACCGCCCGGCGGCGCGGGCGCGGCGCTCAACGCCGAACTGCAACAGGTCGCGGCGATGTTCGGCAATAGCGTTGACGACCTACGGAAATACGGAGGACTGAACTGATGGCCGCGCTGACCGCCGACCGCAACACCCTTTACAAAGACGGCGAGGAACTGCCGTTTCCGGTCGCCGCCAACGCGGTGATCTACGCCGGGGCGCTGGTGGTGGCCAACGCCGCCGGATACGCCGCGCCCGGCAGCGCCGCCGCCGGCCTGATCGCGCTAGGGCGGGCCGAGGAATATATCGGCAACAACCCCGGCGCGGACGGCGCGAAAGTGATCAGGGTGCGCCGCAAGAAAGCGTTCCTGTACGCCAATTCCGTCACCGACGCCGTGGTGCAGGCCGACACGGGCAAGCCCTGCTACATCCAGGACGACCAGACCGTCTGCCACACCGCCACCGGCAAATCCGTCGCCGGCACGGTGGTGGGCTTGGAAGCGGCCGGCGTCTGGGTCCACATCGGTTAAAGGAGAAACGCGATGACGACGGAAACCGAAAGGACCACCGAGGCCGCGATCCAGGCCAAAGGGCTCACCGCGCCACGCCTCACCCCCGACATGATCGACGCCGCGATTGTCGGGGAGGACTACTACATATTTCCCGGTACTACGGTAACGGTTTGTTGTTTGAAACTCAGAAACAACTTCACCGTGGTCGGCGAAAGCGCGTGTGTCAGCCCTGAGAATTTCGATGCGGAGATCGGGCGCCATGTATCCCGCGAGGATGCCCGTAGGAAGATTTGGCCGCTGGAAGGCTACCTGCTGCGGGAGCGTGTTTCGGAGAAACCCTTATGATTTTAAATGGCCAAGTCCTTCATGCGGTGTTCGTCAACATCCGCACGGAGTTCAACCGCGCGTTCGACGCGGCTCCCAGCCAGTGGCAGGAGGTCGCCATGCGCGTGCCCTCCACCGGCTCGCAAAACGACTACAAATGGATGGGCGCATTTCCCAAGATGCGCAAGTGGATCGGCGACAAGGCGGTCGGCAAGCTCGCCGCCTTCACCTACACCATCGTCAACGACGACTGGGAGGTGACCATCGAGGTGGACCGCAACGACATCGAGGACGACAACCTGGGGATCTACGCCCCGCAAGCGCAGATGGCCGGCGCGTCCGCCAAGGAGCTTCCGGACGATATCGTTTTCGAGCTGCTGGACAAAGGCTTCACGAATCTTTGTTACGACAACCAGTACTTCTTCGACACCGACCATCCGGTCGGCAACGCCAGCGTCAGCAACAAGGGAACGGTGGCGCTGTCCGTCGCCACCCAAGCGGCGGCGCAAGCCTCGCTCGGCGCGGCCCGGACCGCCCTGCGAAAAATGAAATCGGACGACGGGCGCTCGCTCAACATCCGCCCCAACGTCCTGGTGGTGCCGCCCGCCCTGGAAGACACCGCCAACGCCCTGATGGCCAACGAGCGGCTGGAGGACGGCAAGGTCAACCCGTACCGCAACACGCTGAAGGTCGTGGTGGAAGCGCGGTTGACCTCCGATACCGCCTGGTACCTGCTCGACACCGCCAAGCCGGTCAAGCCGCTCATCTACCAGGAGCGCAAAGCGCCCGTGCCGGTGGAGCAGACCGACCCGCAAGCCGACGACGTGTTCATGCGCAAGAAATTCAAATACGGCGCGGAAGCCCGCGCGGCGGGCGGTTACGGCTTCTGGCAACTGGCTTTCGGCAGCACGGGGACGACCTGATGATCCGCATCACCTCCAAGAAACCGAATTTCCGCCGGGCGGGCATCGCCCACAGCGTGGCCCCGACCGACTACCCGGACGATTTTTTCGACGGCGCGCAACTGCGGGCGCTCCGCGAGGAACCGATGCTGGTGGTGGAAAAGCTGCCCGACCCGAAACCGAAGGGGGCTCGGCAGGTCGTCGCGTCCGGCGATCCCGGACCTTCCGGCGCGGGGCAGAGCCTGGCCCCCGCTCTGGTCAGCGCGACCCCGCCGCCTTCGGAGGGTGGAGCGGGCGCGGTTTCGGGCGCGGCCGAAACGGCTGAGTGATGGCCTACATCACCCAGGCCGACATCGAGAGCCGCTATCCGGGCGAGCTGGCGCAAGCCGGCCCGCGCGACGCGAGCGGCAACCTCGATCCGGCCGCCATCGCCTTGGCCTGCGCGGAAGCCTCGGCCAAGGCGGACGGCTATCTGCGGGTCTCGCCGGCCGGGTTTACCGTGCCGCTGCCGCCGCCCGCGCCGGATTGGCTGGCGGATATTGTCGTGGATATCGCGCTCTATCAGGCCACCCCGACCGCCATCGCCAGCCAAGACGATTTCAAGGATCGCCGCAAGCGTTACGAGGATGCGCTGGCGGCGCTGGAAGGCATCGCCGGCGGCAAGTTTTTGCCGCAAGCGCCCCCAGTCAATCCGGCGGGCGTCGCGGTCCTTTATATGGCCTACAAACCCCGCGTGTTCGGGCGGGGCGTCCTGTGACCGGCGCGGCCATCGAAATCCGCCCCGAGGGACTGGCGGCGCTCGGCCGGCGGATCGACCGCCTGCTCGCCGGGCTGAACAACCCGGAGCCGCTGCTGCGGGAACTGGCCGCCGCCGGCGAGAGCCAGACCCGCCGCCGGATGGAATCCGACAAGCGCGGGCCGGACGGAACCCCCTGGCCGGAATGGTCGCCGGGTTACGCCGCCACCCGCCACGGCGGGCAATCGCTGCTCGACGCGCGCGGCGATCTGATCCAAAGCCTCACCGCCTTCGCCGACCGGCAAACGGCGGGATGGGGGACGAACCTGGTCTACGCCGCCACCCACCAGTTCGGGCGCGGCGCGATTCCGGCCCGGCCGTTTCTGGGCGTGTCGGACGACGACGAGCGGGAACTGTTGGGCATCGCCGAGGACTGGCTGGACCGGCTGTTGGGCGGGGGCGCGCCGTGAACCTCTCCGGCGCGCTGTCCATCGTCGCCGCCGGGCTGGCCGGCCAGTTCGCGCCGCTGCGGGTGGAAAGCCACGGCGGGCGCTTCACCGAGCGCGAGATCGCCATGCTGCTGGGGAAAGCCCCTTGCGTGCTGGCGGCGGTGCTGGGGGTGTCCCGCGTGACCGCTCGCGGCCGGGAGCGCTGGGCCGCCGACCTGCGCTTGGGGGCGTATTGCCTGGGGGCGGACACGCCGGCCGAGTCCCGCGCCGATCTGGCGATGGACCGGGCTATCGAGATCGTGGATCTGCTCCCCGCGCAGCTGTGGGGCAAGACGGATCAGGACTGCCGGCCGCCGGACATCGACACGATCGCCGCCGACAACCTCTACACCGGCCACATCAACAATTTGCGCGTCGCCCTGTGGGCGGTCGCCTGGACCCAAACCTTTTTCTTCGACCACGGAGTACCGCCATGACCGCCACCGTCGACGCCCGCGCCGCCCAACAGCTCAAAGGCGCGATTTACGAAGGCGACATCCTGATCCGCATCAAAGACGCCAACGGCAACTGGGGCGGGCGGATCGGGCCGATCTCGCCGGCCAAGCTCGCCCTCAACCCCGGCGAGACCACCGTGATCACCCGCACCCTGAAGCTGCGCGGAATGTGGGGCCAGCGCGCCGACCCGGTCACCACCGAAGCCGCCGAGCCGACTGTGGCCTTCGAGACCGACGACGCCAACGCCGAGCTGATCCGCCTGGCGCTGCGCGGCACGTTCGAGACGGTGAGCGAGGCCGCCGCCGCCGATGTTACGGATGAGGTGGTGGCCGTGCCGCGCAAGGGCGATTGGCTCCAGCTGCCGCACCGCAATATCGCCGTCGCCGGGTTCGCCGGCAAACATGCGGCCGGCGCGGCGCTGGTCGCCGGCGCGGACTACGTGCTGCAAGACATCTGGCTGCAATACGGCTTGGTGTGGATTCCGCCTGCCAGCTCCATCGCGCCCGGCGAGCTGTGCAAGTGGAGCTACGACGCCGGCGCGGTGGCCGGCACCAACCTGATCGGCAACACCGAGGCCCAGACCACCCTGAGCTTGGAGATGTTCGGGACCAACCGCGTCGACCGGTCCTCGATCCATCTCACCATCCACGAAATCGCGGTCACCAGCGCCACCGAGACGGACTTTGCCGGCAGCGAGTACTTCAAGCCGCAGTTCTCCGGGGTGATGAGCACGCCCAACGGCAAGGCCGGGCCCTACGAGATCGAAACGCTGACCTTCGCCTAAACGGCGCCCGATGGGGGCGATGGTGAGAATTGTGACCGAGAAAATCGCGCTCGCCTTCGCGGGGTCAAGCGGATTGGCGGCGCTTTACAAATTCGTCAACCAACCGCCGCACTTCTTCGGCGTTTGTTCCAAATGCACGATGCAAGGCATAACTCGTGCCATAGGAGCCTGAAATGGCTATCCGCAACTTAGAGCTTGCCCTTCGTATCCGCACCATCATCGAAGATGCCAACAATATCGATGATTTGCGCCGCGATATGGGCGGGCTGGCCGATGAGGTCGAGAATGCGGGAGATCGCGCGGGCGCGGCGGGTAGCGAACTAGACGATTTAGCCGAGTCCGAGCGCGAGGCGGGACGGAGCGCTCGAGATGCTTCCAGCGGAGTATCCGAGCTGGCGGAAGGGCTTAAAGCTTTTTTATCTCTGGCCGCCGCCAAGGAAATTATCGACCTCAATGACCGCTTGGCGAACCTTAGGCGCGGGTTCGACGTGATCACTGGCAGCCAGCAAGGCACGGCGGATGCCCTGGATTTCGTTCGCGGCGTAGCGGACCGGCTGGGCGTCAGCATGTTCGACCTATCGCAAAGCTACCTGAAACTGGTGGCGGCAAGCAAGGGAACGCAACTTGAAGGCAAGGCGACCGAACAGATTTTCAGCAGTCTGAGCGGCGCGCTCAGCACCGTGGGGGCATCCACCGAATCGGTTGAAAACGCCCTGAACGCTATCGCGCAGATGATGAGCAAAGGTGTGGTTTCCGCCGAAGAATTGCGCGGACAGTTAGGCGATGTACTTCCGGGAGCGGCGCAGCAGGCCGCGCAATCGCTGCTGACCACCAACGCCGAATTCAGCAAGATGTTGGAATCCGGCGAGGTGATCGCATCCGAGTTCCTGCCGAAGTTCGCCGTCCAACTCGAACAGGCGATGGGCGGAGGCGGGCAGCAGGTTGATACCTTTGCAGCCGCGCTCAGCCGGTTGCAAAATCGGCTGATCGATCTAGCAACTGGCGCTGCTGGCCAAGCGTTAACGCGATTTGCGACCGTTTTGTTATCCGCCTTGGAGCCGGCTTTACGCGGGCTGGAGGCAATGGATTCGCTGATCGGCGCGGTCGGCCGCGCGCTGGGAGGGCTGGCGGCTGGCGAGGCGGGAGCAGCGCTTTCGGATTTTTCGGCGGCGGTATCCGAAACCGCGTTAAATTTGGTCGGGCTGAAATCTGAAGCCCAACTGGCCGCAGAGCAGCAAAAGCGGTTGGCCGAAGAAACGAAAGCGGCGGTCATCCCTATCGATGCCTTGCAAACGGCGGTCGCGCGAGGCGAGTTAAAGGCTCTCCCCGAAACGTTGCAGGCGGCGGTTGCGGAATTGCGGAAAACAGGCGACGCGGCGGCCGCAACTGAGCAGGCCATCTCCAAATTTCTGGGCAGCGTTGCCAAAAATCTGAACTTTGACGGGGTCATCACTCTCGCCACCAGCCTAAAGGCGGTCGGGCAGGAAGCGCAAAGCGCGGGAGCTAAAATCCAGGACACGTTGGCCGGCGCGCTCGCAAAGCTCTCCGACGAACAACTGGTCGCCTTGAAAGCGGCGGCGGAATCCGCCATGGCTTCGGCCAGTCGAGGCAGCGAACAGGCGCGGAAAAGCTTTGCCGACCTCGGTCTTATCGTGGATGCCGTCGCTAACGTACAACTGAAGCGCGCCGCTGAAGAGTCAGACAGAGTCGCGCAAGCGTCGCGCGGCTATACCGGCGCGCTCGAACAACTCGCCACCGCGCAAACTGCTGGCCTGCGCGCCGAAATCGATCTGGCCAATGCCAAGGGCCAGACTTGGGTTGCGCAGCAAAAAACCGCCGAACTGGCCCAACTTGAGGCGCAATGGACGCAGGCCATTGCCGCCGCCAAGCAATTGGAGATCGCCGCCGAAAAAGCGAGCGTCGAGGCCAAGATCGCCGAATTGCAGGCGCGGGCCGAGGTTACGGATGCCGTGCAGCGTGAAATCAGCGCCCTCCAACTGAAAATGGCGGCGCTCGGGCAGGAAGCCGAGGCGCAAAAGCTTGCGGCCGAGGTGGCGGCGGTGCGGGCCGGCCAACAAGCGGCGAGCGCATCGGCTACGACAGCGGCGGTCGATTCCACGCAACAGCACACACGCGCGGTCTCCGAAAACTCGGACGCACAGGAAAAATCAAACGCCAGCATGTCGGCCGGCGGCGGCTTCGCCAAAGCGATGGCCGACGCGCTGAACTTCGCGCGCCAGCAGACTGAGGAGCTGTCGGGAGCCACCAAGCGGCTGTTCGAGCGCATGTTGTGGACCGAAGTGCTGCGAGAGCCGACCGCCTATTCGACCGAGCTGCAAAAAGTCGTCATCGAGCTGGACAAGATGCCCGGCAAATACGACGACATTACGTCAAAAATCGCGCAGATGAACGCGACGATCCGCGAGAATCAAGAATCGTTGCTGTTCGCGCCGAATTCGGCCGCTCGCTTTATCGAGCGGCTCAACATCGCCAGCGCCGCCGCGCAAAAAGCGTGGCTCGAACAGAAACTAGCGGCGGAACAGTCGGCGGATGCCATCGAGCGCTTGGCCAATTCCGGAACAGCGTCCATGCACGCGCTCGATCTGGCGATCCGCTCCGCCGCCGGCGGCTACTCGCTGTTAGACCAGCAAGACATGAGCCGGCTTAATAGCGCGTTGGATCAAGCGAGGAGCAAATTGGCGGCTCTAGAAGAGGCCGCGCGCTCCGCTGAAGCCGCGCTTTCCGAAATGGGCGATAACTTTCAGCGCCAAATCCTCCAGGCCCAGGGCGACCAGCGCCGGTTGCTCGATCTGGAGCATGAGGACAACCTCAAGCGGCTGGAAGAACTGCACCAGAAAGCGGGCCAACTGGGCGGCGATGAGTACGCCCAGGCCAAGGCGCGGGCCGATGCGCTGCACTCGCTCAAACTCACCCAACTGGCCGCCGAGGAAGCCGCCAAGCGCCGGCAGGAAGCGGAATCTCGGACACCGCAGCCGACGGGAGGGGGTGGCGGAACAGGAACGGCGGGCGCGACGGGCGGCGGGACGACCTCCGTCACCAACAATTTTTACGTCGATCCGACGAAGTTAGCCAACGAAGAATGGGTCCGGCAAAACGTGATTCCCACATTCGATAAAGTCGCGAGGCTGCGGCGGTGAGCAGCCCGCACCGCTTCCTCTCCAACGACCGCAACGCCGCGCTAGGCGCGCAAGTCTCGGCGTCCTCAATCTTGCCGGCCGAGTCTACCGCCTTCCCGCTCGCCCGCGCCCGGAACGGCACCGCGCGGGCGATCCTCTCGGGCGGTTATACCGGCGCGGATGACACGCTGATCGAACTGGAAATCGTTTCCGACACCGGCTCGGGGATGCTCTCGGCTCCGACTTTTGCTGGAGCCGGAAACGGCGCGCTGTCGGACCTTGCCGCGACCGGCGTTCCGGCGCAGAGCTTTACCTTGCTGCTAGCGAGCCTCGGTACGCCCACCAAAAAAGCGGCGGCGGATTTCTACGGCGTCAAGCTCTCCGCGAAAGCCGAGGGCGCGGCCGGCAACGGCATCGAGATCGCGGTATCGACCGCCGGCATCACCGCGAGCCCGACGGTATACTCGTTCCTCGAAACCGCCAAGGCGGGCGATTCCAGCTTTAAGGGCCCGCAATGGGACTTCGGCGGCTACCCGCTCACCGCCGATGGCGAGATCGACCCCCGCACGGCGCGATTGCGCTTCGGCCACGACCCGCAGGTCTACCGGCAATATAAAACTTTCCAGGACGGCGAATGGGCCTACCTGATCGACCCGCCCATCGTCCGCGACCTGCCGGCGGAAACGCCGGTTGCGGCGCTGTCGGGCGGCTACACCGTCACCGTGACCGCCGGTGCCACCGTCGAAACGTATCCCGCCATCATCACGCTGTTTGACCTGCTCAACGCCCTCAAAACTCGCTCGAATCTGATCGAGGTGGCCGGCGTGGTGGTGGAAGACAAAACGCCCGGCGGGATGGCCGCCGACGAACTGCCGCTACGGACCGACGCCTACGCCCTGCCCGCAAGTTATTCCGGAAACGCGGCCTTTCCGGGCTTGGGCGCGGTGGCGGTGGCGGCGGGCGCGCCGACGGAAATCGTTACGCTCGCGTGTGCCGACATCGCGACCCTCGGCGGCGAGCGCTGGACCGTGGCCGGCAGCGTCAGCGGCGCGATGGCGGAATGCCAAACCGGCAGCGCCTACCAAAATGCGCGGGGCTACGGCTGGACCGTCCCGCGCGTGTTGCCGCCGCCGTCGGATGTCGCCACCGGCCGGATCAAGGTCAAGGACATCAGTTTCGCGTTCCGCCCCGAAGGCGCGCCCGGCGTCGAACTGTGCATCAAACCGCTGGTGGCAGGCGCGAAAGCCAAGGCGATGACCGTCGAAGTCGTCTACACCCGCAAACCGTCCGCCGATTGCCCTTGCGACCGCGCGCAAGTGAGCGGCCGCCTCAACCCCAAATGCCTCGGTATCGACATCGAGGAGGGAACCGATATGGCGCTAGACCCGAATCTGCAAGCGGCGCTGGAGGCGCTGTATGCCTGGCGCAAGGGCTTCATGCGCAACAACACCGCCTTGCCGGCCGGCTCGGGCGGAACCCGCGCGGCGTTCTTCGATCTGGAACTGTGCGACCAGATTACCGACGAATTTAGTAAGGCGATGCAAGACGCCTACGCCGTCGAGGCCGCCCGCACCGAATGGACCGCGCGCTTTACGGAAATGCAAACGGATGTCAGCGGGCTCAATCTGTTGGCGGGCGCGGGGTCGATAGCGACCGTGGCCCTCGGAACGTCATATACCGCCGGGTCCGTGTTCGTGCCGCCGCTGCACTTGTGGACCGGGCACAAGTATCGAGTAGTTCGCGCCCAGGTGCTCTACTCGGCAGCACTGCATGAGGGTGCAGTACTGATGCGGCATCCGGACCAGTATCCGACGGATGGCACGGCAACAGAGCTAACAATGCAATACATGGTTGAGGGGCTGTATCCTGCCGAGGGCTACATATCAATCCAAGACGATGGTCCGATTGAAGACGGTGATCTGGTCATCAACAGCGATTCCGGCGCGCTCCGCTCAGCCATCGCACAATTTGTCCGCCGCTACCAAGCGGCGATGGACTACGTTCGCACGCTGGCGGGCATCATCCCAAAATCTGACGCCGGCAGCCGAGGGAGCGACTGCTGGCAGCCGTGCGACGGCGAATTTGAGTGGCGGGTCAACGGACGCGAGTATCTGCCAGCCTGCACCAACGCGCCCTACCAATCCTGCATCGAGGTGCTGGACGAAAAGGGCGATACCCGGATCGTTTCGACGCAGGAGTTTGGTTTTATCATCCGCTGCGGCTGTCCCGAGCGGCTGCTCCCCGGCGACAAGTTTTCGTTCACCATCGAAAACGACGCCGCCCCGCCCAAGACCTACCAAGTCGGCGATACGATCAAAATTCCCGTGATCGCCGCCGCGCCCCTGGCGCTGGCCGGCGGACAGGACGGTGACGATACCCTGACCTGGACCGTGCGCGGATCGGCGGGCGCGACCTGGCCGGATTACGCCGCCCCCATCGGCGCGGAGCCGCTTTACGATCACGGCGGGCTGAAATTCAGGATCAAGCAAGGCGGCATCCCGTTCGCCTTGGGCGATCAATTCGGTTTCGCGGTCGCCGGCGGAACCTTCAAATGGCGGCGAGACGGCGGGGCCTGGAGTGCTGCCGCCACCATCGGAACCGCTCCCGCCGTGCTGGCCGATGGGCTGTCGCTGGCATTCCAGCCCGGCCCGGCTCCCGCGTTCGTCGCGAGTGATGCGTGGGCCTTCGACGTGAAACAGCCGCACGCGCCCAAGCTCGCGCGGTACCCGGATCGCGGAGCGTGGCGCTGGGAAGGCGCTGGGGCTACATGGGAAGCGCGCTTTCCGGCGGATACGCCAATATCAGCGGTGGCGATCTGGCACGACTGTCCGCCCGGCGCAACCTTCGCGCTGGCTGGATTCGATGCGGCCGATGTCCAGCTCTGGACCAAGCCGGTTCCTTATCGGCCGGGGCTGGCCGTGGCGATTTTCGAGGGCGCTGACGCCGTGGCGAACAGCCGCAAGTTGCGGTTGTCGGTAGCCAACGCAGAGGGCGGCTCCGTGCGCTGGGTGTGGTGCGGCGCGCCGTGGAGCCCGCAATGGCCGCTGGCCACCGTCACGCTGCGCGAAAATTGGTTCGTGCGTCGAGGGCCGCAGGCGGCGCGGTTGATCGGTCGCGGCGGCGGCGGCGAGATCGCCTGGAGCGTCGAGGGCGACGGCTGGCTGAACGGTCAAGATTGGGCGGATTTGCTGGCGCTGCTGGAGTACTTGAAGGGCCAGAACGACGAGCCGTTCGTGTTCGTCCCCAATCTCGAAGCGCCCGGCGAAGCGCGGCTGGCGCGGATCGGCACGGACGAAATCGACCTCAGCGATGTCGACGATTTTCAGTGCGCCCGAAGGCTGCTGAGCGTGCGGGTGCCGCTGTCGGCGGTGCCGCTCCAATGATCAAAGGGCCATCGCTCACCATCGAGACCGATCCGCCATTGCGCCTGCTCTCGCTCGGCGACAGCGCGCCGGGCTTGGCTTTTGCGCTGATCGGCGGCGTCGGCCCGATCCGGCGGCCGGCCGACGGTTCCGAGGCGGGGAACGTCAGCCTCGATCTGGATAACGGCGACGGCTTGGCGACGCGGCTGTTTTGGATCCCACCGCTGCGCGCCCGGTGCGTGCTGTACGGGCCGGATGGCGAGGAATGGTTTCGCGGGACGCTGGCCGGCGTGTCGCTCGGCGAGTCGGCTTCGCTCTCGCTGGAAGCCTGATCATGCCGCTCCCGCTTTCCGATCCAGTCCCGCTGCGCTCGACCGCCGTTTGGCCGAAATTCGCCAAGCCCGAGCCCTTAAACGTGGTTTACGGGCGCTGTACGGTACCGCTAATCCAGGCGGATCAAAGCCGGAAATTCTGGCTGATCGCCGATCACGCCATCGGCGGCGTCGACGCCGTGCATCGCGACGGCAAGCCCGAACGCGCGTTCGCCGTCCACAACACCACCGACGCCACCGGCCATCCGGTCGCGCTGCTGGAACTGGCCGCGCCCCTGGCCGCCAACGCCGCGCTGGCGGCAACCGTTCGGGGGAAACTCCATCCGGTCGACGGCCGGTCGATCGACAATCCGGCCGACGTGCTCGCCGACGTGTTGCGGATGGCGGGTTATCCGCTCGAAGAGGGCGACATCGCGGAGTTTCGGACCGAGTGCGCCGGCCTGCGCATCGCCGGGATGCTCTCCGCCGATCTCACCTTGCGCGCCCAGATCGCCGAGATCGCCGAATCGGTGGGGATGCTGTGGTCGCCGTCCATGCCCGGCATCGCCCGGCGCTGGCCGCCAGACGCGGGGACCGCCCACGAGCCGCTGCACGCTCGCTTCGAGGAGCGCGCGCTCGGCGAGGTCGACGCACAATGCCGCCACGACACCTTATATACCGCGCTCAAAATCGAGTACGACTGGGATTGGTCCAAAAACAGCGCCCGGCGCTCGGTCGCGCTGCGGGCGGATAGCGCCGACCTTTACGGCGAGCGAGAAACCGCGCTGCGGGCGAAATGGTTGACCGACACCGCCCAGGCGGTGGCGCGCGCGACCGCCTGGCTCGAAGCTTACGCCCGACCGCGCTGGACCCTCTCCATGACCGCCGATCTGGAACCTCGCGTGCCGCCGGGAGGCCGGTTTGCGGTCATTCACTCGCTGTTGCCGGCCGAGGGACCGCTGCGCGCGCTCGATGCGGAATGGGATTTTAAGGGACAAACGCAGCGCCTGACCGCCGAGTGTTCCGTCGGGCCGGTTCCAAAAATCGCGGTCGCCGGCGCGGGCGGGCTATTTGAGGAGCCGGCGAGCGGCCTGCGGGTGACCTACGCCAACGGCGTCGCGACGCTGGAAATCAGCGATCCGAACGACGCGCCGATCCGCGACGCCGTGGTGACGTTCGACGCCCAGAAAGGTCGGACCGACCGGACCGGCACGGTGCGTTTTAAAACCGCGCGCGGTTCGCATCAAGTGACCGTCGCTGCCGCCGGCTTCGCGCCGATGACGATGGAAATGACCCTATGAGACGCTACGGCCAGACGATGCCGGGGTTAACGGTCCCCGGCCAGGATGCCGGGTTGAAACTGACCTTGCAGCCTTTGGTTGAGGCGCAGGGAGGCGCGGGCCCGTGCGTCCCTCAGCCGACTGGCCTTGCGTGGTTTTCGGATGCGACCGCCGAGTTTTCCGAGCTAGCGGAGGCGGCGTATCTGCCCCCCGCCGAGCCGGTGGGGCCGGTGCTGGCCGTGGCCCGCGTCCTCGGCGAAACCTGCGGCAATGTGGCGTGGTCGTCGGAATGGACGCCGCAGTCCGGCACCGGCGGCGCGCCGGAAACAGCGGGTATCGGGGCGGATTTGCTGGTTTATCCGGCCGTCGGCGGCGGGCCTGGCGTATTATCCGTCACCGCCGAATGCGGCGGGCAAACGCTGGGGCCGATCCTGCTGACCTTGCTGCCGGCACCGGGCGGTGGATCGTGTTGCCCGGCGCCGGTGGTCGGCTCGATGCAGTCGGTCCAGTTTCCCGAGCGGCTGGTTTATCTTTTCCCCATCGGCGGAAGCAACTTGCATGCGGAAACCGAATCTGGCGGGATTCACACGGATTGGAGCGTGGATTTCACGGGAGACGACCCCGGCGCGATGGATTTGATCGGATCGGCGCTGGCGGGGGTGCTGACGATGCAGGATGTCGGCGACGGCACCTTTCAAACCACAATAACAGTTACCGCCGCGCTGGCGTGGGACTGCGCGGACGGCCCGCATACCGCGAACCTGCAATGGCAACTGATCTTCAGTTACCACTGATGAACCGCGAACAGGCCCGCCAGGCCGGGCGTAAGCTGCTCGGGGATCGGATCGACGCGGCGCTGCAAGCCTCCGGCGTCGCCCGAGCCGTCCGACAGATCGAGCGTCTGACCGGCCGGGATTGCGGCTGCGCCCGAAGGACGGCGGCCCTCAACCGGTGGGATGCGGGCCGACGATCTTGACCCCGTTTGGGCTTGGGCGTAAGCTGGAGTCTCCTAAAAGCTCAAAGTCGAACCCGCCCGGTCAGCGCGGTTTTTGCATTTTTGCGCCACCCATTCTATGGGGATGGTGTCGGCAAGCCGTAAGGCCCCGGCGGACTTTGAGCCGTAGGAGCGCCATCCTCACCCGCTTAGCGTGAGGATTCCTAAACTCAAAGGAATCCGTCCTATGACGACCGAAATTATCCTGCGTTCTTTCCCGTATAACGGTCATTCAATCCCTGTTTCCTTTAATGAAAAAGCTTTCTTTAACGCCACCGCTGCCGCCAAGACATTCGATAAAAGGCCAAATGATTGGCTAAAGACGCAAGATACTCAAGAATACATAACGGCAATTACAAAGATTTTCGTAATTCAACAAGATCAATTGGTTATCGTCCAGCAAGGTGCTCCCGAGGCGGGCGGTGGCACTTGGCTACACCCTAAACTTGCGGTGGCCTTCGCGCGCTGGCTAAATCCGGAGTTTGGTGTGTGGTGCGACATGCAGGTGGAGGAGATCTTGCGGGGCCGGCCGCACGCCGCCGCGCCCGAGCCGCGTTTCTGGCAAAAGAATCCCGACTACTACGATTTCGACCAAAAGCTGGGCGACAGCCAAAAAATCGTGATCGAATTCAAGACATTTTCCAGGCTCTGCCGCGAGAAGGACCAACATCAGAGGCTTTACGAAGCCGCGCTCGACCGGCTGGTCGTCTTGCAAAACAAGCACATCGCCTTGTTGAAAAAGCTTGCGAAACGGGGGATCAAGCCATGA